AGAAATGGGTTCTCAAGTAGGACAAGTATTTAATGATTGCTAATGGAAATACCTGAGGTGAACGTAGGTAACATTGGCATACCTGCAACTGTTATCAATGATATTCCTTCGGTGCCTAAGTGGTTGACATCAGATCCACCACAGGCGATCCCTGTATACCCACCTGTGACAACGCAGGTGGGTGTTCCTATTGTAGACATGCCTGGCTGTGTAGAGGCACACGAACAAAATAACGAGAAGAACACTAAACTTGTAGAGAATGATCCTAAGGGTGTCAAGGTATACTGTGATGCTGGTGTGCCTTCGTTTAATGCGATGGATTACAACAAGGATGACCTAGAGTTTACGGGTCCTCCAGTGACGCCACCAAAGTTAAAACAACCACCACCACAAACGGAAACCCCACCACTAGACTCGGTGCCAAAACAAACCACACCGCCTGTGACAGCAGTGACGGAGAAGGAAGAACAGTGTGAGTATTACAAAGAACTGTTAGCAAGTGATCCACGGTGTGTACAACCAACGTTTACTGAGAAATATCTACCACCAATAGAGATGGTAACGACTACAGCAACGATTGCTGTAGTGGCAACTTCAACTGCTATCTTTGCGAAACCTGTTGCAGATCTTTTACTGAAGGTAATCAAACCAACAGTCAAAAAAGTATTGAAAAAGGTGAAAGAAAAACTAGGAAAGAAGATTAAGGCTGAGTCTGTTTATGAACGTCGGAAGTGGCAGAGGGAACTGAGGAAGAAATAGAGTGAACGTGTGGTTGTACCTGTGAGGGTGGTGCTACTACCTGTACATCTGCACATATAGATGCATATGGTGTACCAGGTTTGAAGCGAATTCCAGACTGTAAAAGTTCACCACAATTCTTGAGTCTCGCGATCTCAAAATCTAATCTTTTATTTGCATGCATTTGATTCATCAATGCAATATTTGCTGCAGCAGCATCCTTACACTGTTGTTGTAGTTCTTTGTCCAATGGTTTAGACCATGTGGCAGAGAATCCTATACCGATACTATAATTATCTTTCTGTCCAGTTCTTGTCGGAACGTGATATAAAATATTTCCTGGGTTGTCTAATGAACCGTCCTCATCTAGGTCCCTCATATCATATACAGGGTCCATATAGTATGGTTCATATGGTTTCTGTGCTGATGCCGTTCCTGTTACATACGGCGTAAAATTCATGGTCGGTCCTTGACACTGAATACCGTTTCCGTATGTGTTAGTGATATAAGGACCCTGTAAAACCTGAATAGCTTGGTTGGTCACTGAGCCAGAGCTATTCGCGATTGGACTTGCAGTCGCAGAAACACCTCCAACGGTCTCAGCACGTACAGGTACCTGTGGTAGTAGTAATGCTATTACTGGGAGAATATACTTGTAGTGTCGGTTACGCTTGTAACCTCGGTCGTTCTTTGAATAATCGTTTGATTTTGTAAACCAGGACCCGAGTATGTTTCTGTAAACTGAAACGCTGCTCCTGGTGTTGTCTGTGTGAAACTTGGTTTCGTTGTCACTCCAGTCCATGTCGATGTCACTCCATCAATAGTTACATTGTTTGATCCTGTCCCTGGGGACAGACTTCCATTGGCAGTAATACCAGTACCCGTTGCGGAATACTGATACCCTGTCGAGTAGTCCATAGAATTTATGGTCTCAGTTATTTTTGAGGTCGTCTCTGTGTGGCTCGTCATTGAGCCCTGGGTGAAGTTTGGGACCACGGGGACCGCCTGGACAGCGGCAGCAGTAGTCAAGACTACCGCCGCACTTGTCGCAATATATGTGATTGTCCTTCCAAAATGGGTCATCTCTAACACTCATGTGGGGTTACTGACCGATAGTGATTTCGCTCACAAATTGTCCTGTAGCACTTGTACCTGATCCGCCTGCGGTCACCGTCATGGCACCTGTGGTCAGGATGGTACCTGCCAATGTGTCCTTCGTTCCAGCCGCAGTGCTTGTAACTGAGGAGAAGTTAGGAACAGCACCAGTGGTCGGTGCAGAAGTTGGTATAGCGTCGCCTTGGGTGAACGACTGTGTGTAGCTGAAGGCATTTCCGTTACTTGCCTGGGTGGCAGCAATAGCACCAGGCGCAAGGATGCCCGAGGTGATTGTTCCAGTAGAAATTGTTCCAGCAGTTGTACCGTCAGTGGTATTCACTCCACTACCAGATACACTGTAGGTCGAACCGATCCTGTCTACTTGAGTCGCCGCCGCGTTAACAGTTAACTGAACGCTGCTTGACATTTTACTCGTAATATCGGCATGTGCTGGTGCCGTCAACCCTAACATTGCAAAAAGCACGAGTGCTTTTTTCATTTCTAATAGCTTTCAATGAACGTGTGTATGACTATTTAGATATAATTTTTTTCTAGATTACCGTAATTATAAATACGGTATCCCACCGCACACTTTTCGCTAAATAATGGTGGTTGCCTTCGGGGACCACACAATAAAACTCGCTTATTAAGGAGCATAAAATGACTGGACTTAGAAAGTTTGGTACCAAAGATTTTGGTGCTATCGTTGACGCTGCGGAAAGATACAGCGTCGGATTCGATGACCTGTTTTACAGACTACATTCCTATGGAATGGGATCTGTTAACGAAGCGTATCCACCATATAACATCGTGAAAGAATCAGAAGTTAAATGGAGGATCGAAATGGCACTTGCTGGTTGGGACAAGGATGAGTTTGAGGTAACAACGGAATCGAACGTCCTCCTGATCAGATCAAAGGCAGCAAAGGTTAAAGGGGAAGAAGAGTACATGCATCGTGGAGTTGCAACTCGTACCTTTGCTAGAGGATTCAACCTATCTGATGATGTAGAAGTCGGTGATGTGAAGTATAAGGACGGTATGCTTACCGTTACACTTAACAAGATCATTCCTGACCATCAGAAGTTAAAAGTGTATGAAATAAACTGACTATATAATATGCAACTAAAGAGACCTCGCCCATGGGGTCTCTTTTTGTTTGGAGTTTGGTATGAACATGTATGTAAATCTGTGTCCAAAGTATACGGAAAACTCAGAAACCGTTACAATGGATGTGCCAACTGAATATGTCGATGAACTGATGCGTTACGCGCACATCCTTGCTGATGAGAGAAATCAAACAGCAAGGAAAGCATTAGTTGACATTGTGCGCTATACTTTTAATACATTAATGGAGAAGGAGCATGACCGTAAAAGTCGTAAGAATGGTCAACGGCGAAGACGTGATCGCTGACATTAAGGAGATTCGGAAAGACGAGGAAACTCCTGGTGCAGTCGCATACATGTTTGAAAAACCATACTCAGTACAGATCTTGGAGTCTACTGAGATGTTGTTTGAGGAACCGACTGCGACTAAACAACCACAGAAAGTCAATGACCTTGACTTGAAATTTTATCCTTACTGTCCACTCTCTAATAAACCTGAGATTGTAGTTGCAGTGCACCAGGTTGCACTCATCTATGATCCCCACCCTAGCGTGAGTGGGAAATACCTTGAACTAATTAATGCAATGGAGAACGACAATGCAGGAAACTTTGAAGTTGATTATTCTCACCAACCACCTGTACCTTCTGGGGAAGGTAACTGAACTGGATGAGGAACCTAACTTCCTTATTGAAGATTGCTACAAAGTGGAGAGCGAAGAAGAACTTAGTAAGTATCCGCTCTACACAGAACAGCGTTATCTCTTCTTGACTTCTGACGTAGTATTGAGTATAGTAGATCCATCACCTAAGGTGGCAGACCTGCACTCGAAAACTACTGGATGAAGTTTTATACAAACGTTTTACTACTGGGCGACAACATCCTGTACCGTGGATATGAGAATGGGCAAGAGGTCAAGTACCGTGATCGGATTCGACCGACCCTATACTTTGTCACACAGGATCAGCGAAGGGAATCACCGTATCGTACGTTGGATGGACGCTATGCCCATCCACAGAAGTTTGATGGTGCACGGGATGCACGAGAGTTCATACAGAAATACGATGCTGTAGATGGTATTGAGGTCCATGGTTACGAACGATTCGTTTACCAATGGATCTCTGACAAGTTCAAGGGATCTGTCAACTTCGATATGTCACAGATGAAGATCTGGACAATCGATATTGAGGTCGCTTGTGAGAATGGATTCCCTGATGTGCAAGCATCCGCTGAGGAAATGTTGTGCATCACGATGAAGAACGTGAACACAAAGGAGACTATCACCTGGGGCACCAGGGAGTTCTCTCCTGCTGATACTGAGTATCGTGTGTTCTGGACTGAGCAGGAGATGTTGCAGAACTTTCACAAGTGGTGGGTGGATAACACTCCCGATGTGATTACTGGTTGGAACTGTAACCTGTACGACATCCCGTACATCTGTAGACGCATGGAGCGTGTGCTGGGTGAGAAGTGGATGCGTTCACTGTCTCCCTGGAACAAGGTAGACATGCGTGAGGTCGTGATCAAGGGACGTACTAACCTTGCATACGAGGTTGCTGGTGTAACAATTCTAGATTACCTTGATCTTTACCAGAAATTCACGTATAGTAATCAAGAAAGTTACAGACTTGATCACATTGCGTATGTTGAACTGGGTCAAAACAAGCTCGATCACAGTCAGTTTGAGAATTTCAAAGACTTCTATACTTCTGACTGGCAAAGGTTCGTGGAATACAACATCCAAGATGTTAACCTTGTTGATCGTCTTGAAGACAAGATGCGCCTACTGGAGTTGGCGCTCACTCTAGCGTATGACGCTAAGGTAAATCTCAGTGATGTGTACTCACAGGTTCGCATGTGGGATACACTGATCTATAACGACTTGAAGGGACGCAATATTGTTGTGCCCCCTAAGATCTCCACACAAAAAGATGACAAGTATGCAGGTGCATATGTGAAAGAACCAGTCCCAGGTGTTTATGACTGGGTTGTTTCCTTTGACCTGAACAGTCTATATCCTCACCTCATCATGCAGTACAACATCTCGCCAGAGACGTTGATTGATGAAAGGTTTCCTA